CACCAGGGTCATTTGGAAATTGATACGTGGTTGAAGTTGTAGTAGATGACATACCTGCTACATTGGCATTCCTAACTATAAGATTCAAAGGGAAAAATACAGCCCATGCAGTTCCATCCCCGTTAGCCTGAAAAGACTTACGTAAGACGTAATTGTAAGGTGTTACTTTGAAAGTAGGAAATATAGGTATAGTTACAGGAATTCTAAGAAAAGGGTTATGATAAACTTTGAGATAAGCTAATGCATCGGTATCCTTTTTAAGATATTGTCCCATACCCATCTTCGTGATTTGACCCAGTTGCGATACTGGACCACGGTAAGATTTCCTGTTACGCTGGTTACGTTTATTGACTTGCCTATTGTCAATACTTTTAACAGGTTTTTTGTTTTGATTCTTCTTATTTCTATTAGAGATGAATAACTCACTTTTAATCTTACGTGAGTTAGGATTATTATTAACCAAATCCATTTTAAATGGGCTGCTAGATTTAAATACCCGCTTTGAATGGAATTCGATAGTACTATTGTAAGTCTCAAATAGGCGTGAATAAGAAATATACAATGATTTAAACTCATTGTGAAGATTTGGGTTCTTCTTAACAAGACGTCGCATGCGAAGAAGGATAATTTTATAGATCTCCTCGTTTGATAAAACCCGAAGTAAACCTCCGAGTCGCTGTAGTTCTGCCGACGGATTTAACATATTTTGTTTCTGACGTCGTAGGTTAAGCACAGCCATAACTTTGATAGGGTCATGGTGCACATAAGGGTGAAGCTTCATTGAACAAAAGTCAAGGTCTTCAAAGGGTACAGAATGCCCTTCCCATGTAATAGTTGCATGAATAGAACTGAGATCTAAATCATTATAATCTGATGACATAATTAAATCATCACCGTTGATTATAACCGTATTATGCATATTAAATTCATCAAGGTTATGATGATAGTTGGCTAATAACATATAGTAACGCCAAATGATATTAATAATGATAGTTAGATAATCCCCTGAACCTAGGCCCCGAGAAACTATATAAACATCACCATTAACGTTAACGAGTTTGTTAACTGTGTTGTGACGGACAGATTCAAATAAGTTGTAATCTTTAGGATTGGTAAGATCATAAAGTTGTGAGATTGAATCGTATACCATATGTAAGAATTCACTAGGTACCGAACTGTCTTGAGCAGATGTATCTGTGCAATAGTAGTAAGGGCGCTTCTTAAGCATATAAGCATAAAAAGCACATGCCCCGGATTGCATAGGATCTCCAACAGCAGAAGGAGAAGCATCTATACAAAACCTATGTTCAGTAAATTTACGAAAAAATTCACCAAGAACTATTGTTGCTAAAAACGTATGTTCAGGAGGAAAGCTAGTGAAGAGTCGAGGTGTTTTTGTAGAAACTCTGACTTCATCTTTTTGACTAGCTGTGATAATTACATGCATTGGCTGCTTTTTAGAAAGACGCACGTAATTGTAAAGATAATCCTGCATATCAGGATCATTTCTAGAAATAATTTGCTTTGAACGGGCACCAAACCCTATGGATTTTGATTTATCCATATTATCAAAGGCTTCTCTTTTATCAAGAAAATAACAGGGACCTAAATGTTTAATAAACCTGTCTATAGCACGTTGTGCCACAGGTACATTAAGCTTAGGGTGTTCCACATCATATTTTCCCAACCTGTCATAAAGTTCATCCACGCTTCCAAGCTCAGCTAATTTGTAAGCAAAACCAGTTTGACTATTAAATTCACACTTAAAAGGTGTGTTAATAGTCAAATCAGGCACATATTGTGAAGTTTTGGTCATTTTCTTTGTTAATAAACGACCCAAGTATAATAAATACTTGTATTCACGATAAGGCTTGCAAGGACTGAGTTGGATGGTGGGATATACGGGATGAACATCTAGAAACCCTGACTAGGGTTTCTAGACAAGGAACTGACTACTTTCATCAATTCCATTGTGACAGGTAGGCCAATACAAACACGGGACACCTTCCGCATAGAATCTATGCCGATATGTATTCCTATAAGTTGGCCTTCAGAATTAAGCACAGATTGTCCACAATCACCATTAACGGAATGGCCAACATAATAAAGAAGTCCGTCCCTTGATGCAACAGTTGTGATTTGCAACCATGAATTTGAATGCCAGATTCCATCTTGCGTACTTTCAGGTATCACAAGTTTAAGCGTTGAACAAACAAATGGATCTGCCAACTCAGCCAAGACAATATAGTCAGTAGTTACAGCAGAGGGGATTTTTTGTTGCTTGAGAATTTGTGAACTTTTAGATGGTGACCCTTTGATACTTTGTCTTGCGAAATTGCAAGGACCACCTTTGTTATAGTGTCCAGGATAGATTAATAATGTTTTTGTAATCATAGTACCGTAACCTCTAAGTTCATTATCTTTATAGAGTTGTACAACATTTGACATCTGTGATGTTGGAATTTTTGCATGATGGTCCACCTTATGAAGTCGATAATCAATAGTTCTCTTCCTTTTATTGATTACTCTATTTTTATGGAGATCACTAGAAAAATCTTCATTTGAAGACCTTTCGCCCCAAGGTTTGTCATCATAACTACTGTTATTATTACGATAACGTGGTTGATGATCATCGTCATCAGAATAGTTTGCGTTAGGATCTTCATCAGACTCACTTAATGAATAATCAGAATAACCCTCTAAAGAATCAACATATTCTTTTTCTTGATCATTATTGTTTTTAGGTGGTTCAATGTTGTCATAATTGATGAAATTTCTTTCCTTACCAGCCCCTCTACCACGTCGTTTACGATGTAGTTCAGGCTTACAAGAAGAAAAATGGTCCTTGAATGCTGCAAAAGTGATATTGTCAAACGTTTTATTACAAGTTTTACAGGTGCGTGAGGATTTCTTCTTACGTTCAGCATGCAATTCTTTATCTCTTTTGGATTGAACTTCCTTATCTTTCTTAGATTGTATTTTAAGCTTAACACAAGAATCACAATAGACATGATGGACCTTCTTAGGTTCAAAACCACGCCCACACTCTTTACAACACCTAACATCGACCTTTTCATCTTGAAAAGGGTTAGGTTTAAGATTTTCTTTAGATTTTGAAGATTTACGTTGATTCTCATTAGATGACGTAACTTCAGGCTTGTCTTTAGATTTTGAAGATTTACGTTGATTCCCATTAGATGATGTAACTTCAGGCTTGTCTTCCTTACCTTTATTCTGTTTTTTATCTTCTTGCTTATTCTCTTTCTCCACTTTCTTTTGTTTCTTCTTCTTTTTCTTCTTTTTATCTGGTTGTTCCTTTGGGACTTCAATTGGCACTGATTGTGGTTGTGGTCTCCTAATCACTGTAATTACGCGTTTAGGTAAACTAAGACATTGCTTACAAACCATATCAGTAGTTTTAAAAGGTGTAAAAGATTTGGAGCATTTAACACATGCTTTGTCTATTGAATGTTGTTGGATGTTAACACCACTACGTAATACGCTAGTAGCATTTTTAGGTTCAGAAGTATCAAGAAAGTTCTGCGGATTACGAACGGTAGAATACGCAGCTATGTTAATGGATTGAATAAAGAAAGAGGTGAATCCTACCAATGCTGTAACACTTTTAAGACCAGCACCAAGTAAGGAAAATACATCATACTCTTCACGTTCCAATTTAACATGGAAAATTTTATCCCAAACCGAAAATAGTAACATAGAAGCTAGTCCTAACATTCCGGACTTGCCTGCTAATGCACCAAGTACACCTGTTAATGGAAAAACAGTTTTTGCTGGATGAATATCGTCACCCTGTGGTTTCATAGTGTAATAGGAGACTGCGTGTTTAAACAATCGTTGATAATTAAAAATACAAATTGCTAGGGCAGACGCAAATCCAAGCATAGCTGGATTAGATATGCATGCTTCACCTATGTCTTTGATTTTCTCCCACACAAGACTAAGCATGTATCCCATTACGGTACCAGATTCAAAATTCTCACCAAACTTTTCTAGTTTGACAAAAATAGTATCAAGGAAACCTTTAGAATCGACCTTAACATCTTCTTTACCTTTATCATCATCACGATTACCATGATTGGGTATCTCTTCGATTTTGGGTTTAATATCTTTAGCAAAACCAAATTCACGATAAGGGTTATTATTACGTTTGAAGATTGAAGTATAAAGATCATAAGCAGAAACTTTAAAATTTTGTGAAAGACATTGAAAATAAGTGTAGACCTTACGTTCTTCCTTGAACAACATACTAGTCTCAGTTTGCAATTCAGTTTTAAAGAATGTATTATAAGGTGTTACACGCAACTTAGTGAGAAATTCATACTCAAATTTATGATCATATAAAAAGCCAGTTGTTTCAGTTGGACATTCACAATCTTTAATTTTGTGTGTGCAGTGTAGGCAAACTCCACCTTGATTCATAAGTGGTAAAGTACAAATGACATTGGGCTCCTCAGTAGATCCTACGGTTAAGGTTTTGTGTGTTTGTAGATGTATGGACAGACTGAATGTTAGTACGAGATATGTATTCTGCCCATTTTCACAAATGAGTGTTGGAAACATATAAGATTTTCTTATATTCCTATGAATAGTTTTAACAGCACCAAGACCTAAAAGAATGCCACGAAATTTTTTCGCCAACATGTACACTCGTCCGACATGATAAAAGTCATACTTCATTCGGTTATACGACATTTGCAATGACAGACCTTGTTCTTTTAATATGTTTGGTATAGTAGGTACATATTCTTTAAAGTTGCTAGATACAACGTTACAAAAGAGATCAGTGCCTCCACCAGTAACATCGACAATAATACTATCGTCAATCTTTGGTACTTGTGAATCATAACTTATGTAGTGGTTACCGCTACAAAATGAGATGTGATCATCAATTTCATCACTTGATAAGAAAGCCAAATGTACGAAACAAAATTTACACATGAAATCATATGATAAAAGACGAATTCCAGATCTAGTTTCACACAAAGGTCGCACTAAATGACCATCAACAAACATGATTTCAAAATAATACGTGTGCTCTTTAGAATCAAGAATCAATAAATTTTGGGTAAACAATTGAAAGTCAGTTGAATACTGTTCCGATGAGATTGGCATTTTCTCAAAGTCAGTACTTTCATTGAAAACATAACAAGAATCTTTTTGTGGATTCATAGTAGCTTTGTCCAAAAGAAATTTATAATGGTAAAAAGTACACTCGGCAATACCATTGAAAATTTTATCATCTGACATGACTTGATTATACATCTTTTCTAATGCATCTAAATCACATGACTCAGAATCTTGATTAGTATCAGAAACAGGAAAATTCTCATTAATGATTGAAGGTTTATTTTCATTAACAAGAGTAGTTTTTGAATTGATAATTGATTCAAATTTTTGGCTTTCGCCTAAAATGCTGG